CTTATACACCTCATGTTCCAAGGGTTTTATATAACAGCCCGTAGCGAGAATCATCCGATCCGAAGGAGGGGATATCGCTCTAGGAGCTGCGTCCGGTTTGGCTGTGACATCGTGTTTCTCGTTCTTAAGGAACATCTTGATCTTGCCGTCTTCAACGGGGTCAATAGGTTCAACTTTCAAACTCAGGGCAGCCCGCTCATACCTCGCTCGTTTGCCACCACCGAACAATCTAGGATATTCATCGAAGGAAATCGGGGTTACATACTTGCAAGATTTGGAAACGAGTTCACCAAAGTGACGCAGAACATTACAATGTCCCGGACTAGGTCGAGCCTCGTCAATATGGATGATCTTCCCTCCACTTTCAAGGGTCAAGATCCTATAGACTATACTGACGTAGGCGTTGTGGAGGCTGTTGTTGAAAGCCCCCATGGTCGTGGACGGCGCTATGCCATGCAATTGGGTCATCTTGCGCGGCTTTACGGGCTTACCGTTGCTGTGCATCCTGAAACGGTTCTTCTTGAGCATCCGATGTTCAACATCACCTTCAGCGAAATCGAACTTGCGCGAGCTCTCGATACCGACTGCACAGCCACGGCAGCCCTAAGCGTCACGGACAAACAGCGGCCTTTCACGGATGAACAACTCCATGAAAGGCAAGAGTTGCCACCAAGATTGATACCTGGTGGACTCCATGAGATCGTCGCGCCAAAGGAGTGCCGAAGATTGACGGAGGTCAACAACCTCGACATCAACCATAGTCGGAACGAAGAACATCGTCCGGATTATCGGCAAATACTGATAAATCCTAGTGGTGCACAGGCCGTGCCGGATCATAATGGCACGAGCCTTACGATATATCACAGAGACATTAGCTTTAGTCTCAGGGGTGAGGTCCAATGGAAACTCCGTCCGAAGTTCCTGTATAACTCCACCGATGTACTTAAGCTTCTCAGTCTCCACGACTTCTCTCGCTGTCTTACCTGCGAACGGGGACGAGGGGG